ATGGCGATGCTGGTGCTCGCCGCCGCAGCGTTGATGTCGTCCCGGACGACCTGCCCGCCCATGTCGGCGCAGAGGTAATCCTCGATGGCGATCGTCGCGATGTCCGACCAGGTCCAGGTCGTCGCATCGTCCGGATCCTGCGCCGGGTCGGTTCGGTCGTACTGGCGCAGGCCCTTCAGCCGCACGAGGATCTGCGGCACGCCGGCAACTCCCCACAGCTCGGTGTGATGGTCGGCGCTGTTGCCGTAATCGAGGTCGAGCACCAGGGTGCAGACGCCGCGCTGCCGGAACTCGGTCCACTTGGTAGCCCGAGCCGCATCGTCCGGATAGAAGTCATCGGGCGGCGAGGCGAACCGCGCCGAGATCAGCGGATCGATGGCCTGCGTGGCCGTGCCGGTGCGGAACGACGCCTTGGCATAGGCGATCGATCCGTCCCACCACGGCGCCGTGGTGGCGAGGCCCGTCGCGTTGTCGAAGAAGCACTCGATCCCGTTGATCGAGATACTGACCAGCTCATCGCAGATGCCCTCCGACAAGGCGAGGCCGAACAGCCACCGGTCCGGCGCCGACGAGCTCGTGTCGGCGATGGTCTTGTGGAAGAACACGCCCCCCGCGATCGTCGCCGTGCCGTAGACGCGCCGCGCCTCGAGCAGCGCATCGAACTCGGGCAGCTGCGTGCCCGGCGTCTCCTGCTGCGCCTGCGTCTGGCGCTTGCCCGCGCCGCTGAGCAGATAGTTGAGGCCGTACGACGCCGCCGCCAGCACGACACTGGCGACCAGCCCCCCGATCGGCGTCGCGAGCCACGTCAGGAACCCGCCGACCGCCGCCCCGATCGACACCGGATCGGCACTGGCCCCGGTCGACGACGCCAGCAGCATGGCCACGGCCAGCACGAGCATCCTCACCGCGCGATCTCCCACGCCCTGTCGGGCATCGCCCCGGTCGTTGCCATGCCGCCTCCCATGATCCCGAGGATCCACCTGCTCTCGCCGTCGAAGATCGCCGGGCTGCCGTTCGGAGCGGCCCCGTTGAACACTCCGATCAGGATCGCGCCCTGCCGGTTTTCCTGCACTTGAGGCCATCCGTGCCGCCGCGCCATCGCATCGATGGCCCGTTCCACCTGCGTCTTTCCGTTGCCACCGAGCGCCAGGCGCGCCAGCTCGCGGCGCGATCGCGGCTCGGTCCAGCCAACCCCGCGCCACTCGGCCGCGAAATCCCGGCCCGTCTCATCGCGCAGATAGTCCGCGACCCAGACGAGGCACGGCCGTTCCCAGCTGAGCCCCTCGATGGTGCGGCGAACCGCGTCGTCGAGCGCCGTCATCCCAGGCGCCAGTCGATCGGCTGGCCTGTCCGGGCGATCTTCTGCGTGTAGTAGAAGCCGGTGTCGTCGGCGTAGCGTTCCTGCTGGCTTTCGTGGCTCCACTTGCGCCCGGTCGGCTTGTCGAACCGCGGCAGCGCCTCGAAGCAGTTGAGCGTCAGCTTCACCGTGCCGTCGGCAACGCTGACCTCGCGCTGCAGCGTGTCCTGTTCCATCTGCGCCACCAGCAGCGGGTCGCTGATGATCTGGCCATAGGCATTGCGCGCGCCGAGCCACAGCTTGGCGCTACGCCCCCGCACGCTCTCGTCCATGCCGGCAAGGGCATCGGCCGGCAGCCCGTTCAGCGTGAACTGCTGCGAGCGGAATTTCAGCACGTCGCCGCGGTCGATCGTCGACACCTGGTAGAGATGCCCCACCCCGAGCCAGGTCTGCCCGTCCCAGCTGATCGACTGCATGCCGGACCAGCAGTAGAGCGGCGTCGTCGCCGTCTCGAACCGCGCCAGCCAGCAGAGGTCGCGGTCGGGTCGCCGCAGCGCCTGCGCCATGTCGAAGGTCAGAGACATCCGTACCCCAACTCAGCCTTCGAAATCAGGCGATTCGCGAAAGCTCAGCGTCACCGGCCGGCTGATCAGCCGCGGCGAGTTACCGACCGCAAAGCCGCTGTCGCCGCTCACCAGCTGGAACAGCCCGGTGGGCTTCACCAGCGTCACCGGGTCATCTTCGGCCCAGCCATGCCGCGCCGCCGGACGGAAGCTGAAGGTGCCTTCGCCGCTGACGTCGGAGCCGCTGCTGTCCTGGATGCGGTAGAGGTTCTCGCCCACCTGGAACTGGTCCATGGCCTTGAGCGCGATCGCCTGGCTGGCCGTAAGGTTCTTCAGGGTCACGGCCTCGTCGCCGGCGGCGACATCCACCGACACATTGATCGTCGATGTCGGCCCGCCCGCTCCCGTCGGCTGCGTGCGGTAACCGGTCACGGCGACCCGCCGCTTGTCGTAGATGCGCGCCAGCACCTTGCCGCCGCGCAGAGACGAGAGGAACCGCTCGAGCGCGTCGAGGTCGTCGCCGGTGAGCGGCACCAGCGTCATCTCCACCTGCCAGTATTCGGCGCTCGGCCCGTTGATCTGCGCAATCGGGTTGAACGTCGAAGGCCCCGACGAGGTGTTGACGGTGATCAGGTTGAAGGCGAGCTCGGAAAAGGCATAGAGCTCGGCCGGCATGGTCACGATATCCGGCATTGGTCTAGAATCCGCCGTTGCGCTGAGCAGTGGCCACCGCCAGCGGCGACTGTGACCGGATCAACTCGATGGTCTGTTGCTTCGCCATTTCTAGGATATGGCCGATCAACCCGGGGCTCAGCTCGACGAGGATACGAGAAGCGCCGCTGGCCATAGCCGGCACACTGGTGCTGGCTGTAACGCCGAGCTTACCATCGCTGCCACGCCGGAGTGGCAGGATCGCCTCTGGCCCGGCCTCGCCCATCAGCCCAGCTCCGCGCGCAAATGGGAACAGCGTCGGTCTGCTGACCACGCTGCCGCTGTAGGCGGCGATACCCGGGCCGGAAACTACGTTTCCCTTTGCGGATTTCAGAAACGCTTGTACTCCACCGAAAGTAGCACCCGTCCCCACGTCATTGCCTAATGATCCGAACGGGTTGCCGATCAGGCCGCCGATCACCTTGGTGAAGAAGCTGTTCAACGCCGAGTTGAGCAACTGATCGGCGAGGCTGGAAAGCTGGGTCTTGAGTGCGGCTATCGCATCGCCGCCCTTCATCACGGTCGAAAAAAAGCCGGTGGCGGCATTCGTTAGTGATCCGGCGATCGTGGTGGCCAACCGCTTTGAATTCTCTGCGGCGGCCACCAGTGCGGCATCTACTTCCAGCACCGCTGACGCCGCTTTCGGCATGCTGGCCGTGGCCTTCTTCGCTGCCGCTGCAAGCGCTTCGTTGGTCTCGATTCGCTTCAGGGTTACCTCATACTCCTTGCGCAATGCCGCTCGCTGGATCTCATCCTGAGAAGCGCCAAGGCCGGTGTTGAGAGCAGCGAGCGCCTGCTGCCTTTCGGTGAGCTGCGTCGGAGACAGCTTGCCAAGCGCATCGATCGCGTTGGTGAAGCTCGAAGGAACGGCGGGGAACGAAAGCCCGCCGATGATCGATGCCAGTCGCGCAGCCTCAGCCCGCGCAGCCCGCAGTCCGTCTGCCCAGCTGTAGATGTCCTGCAGGAACGCGTCCGATGCTGGATCGTCGATTGTGTCCATCAACTGGCGTGTGGTGGTCATCAGGGCGCCAAGCCTATCGAGGCTCGTCGTCGACGATATATTCAGCTTGTCGGTCTCGCCTACGAACTGGCGCAGGCGCCCGAGATCCTCTTCGCTGATCGACAGCTGGCCGAGCAGCATGTCGTTCGGTTGCGAAAGAAGCTCGACGTAATCCCGTATGCGCTCGTTGAGCTGTCCAACCATCTCTGCCTGCGCGGCAATGAGGTCGCGCTGCTCCGCGAGGCCCTGCCCAATCTCGGCCGATACCACTCCGACCGGCAACTTGGTCAGCTCGTCGTGATATTTGGCGGCAGCTTGCTGAACACCGTCGTAGCCAGCCAGTATCTTGGTCAGCCACTGCTCATGCTCCTTGAGCACATCCTCGGCTTTTGTGCCCTCGGAGTTCACGCTCATCAGCCACTGCAGTGCGGCACCGCCAACGCCGATGATTCCGATGGTCAGCAGGCTGATCGGAGACAGGAGACTGAGAAAGGCTGAGCCGAGAGCCTTAACCGCACCACCTGCCCCCATCGGCCCTATGGCCTGACTTATTTGCGTGCCCTGCTGCAGAGCCACCAGGAACGGCGACGACCCGCCCGCCAGTTGAACGCCGATATCGTTGAACTGCGCGGCCAGGTTGCCGACGTTCGTGTTCGCCGCCTGCATCGATCGCGACATGGCGCGCCCGCTGCTTTCGACGGCAGCACTGGCCCGTTTAGCATCGCCAACGACCTGGTTGAAGGCGCTGCCGGTCTCGTTCTTTCCAACGATCCGGACGCGGAGTTCGGGGCTCATTTCGCGGCAAGCTCCTCTTCTTCTAGGCCGATGTGGGCGACGAAGTAGCAGTAATCCTCAAAGGTGAAACCAGCCCGGATTTCGGCCGGCGTCTTGTGCAACCGATCCGCCAGGATGAGGATGTTCCGGCGCAGCGGATCGGTCTTCAGTTTTTTACGGCGTCCTCGATCGACACCCTGCCGAGGATGGCCATGGCGATCGCCTTGACCACTTCTGGCGCCGCCGACTCCCGGAGCTCCAGATGATCGGTCATCTTGAAGAGCTTGTTGCCCTGGGCATCTTCGGCCTTCATCGCCACGATATAAGGCGCCTGAAGCGAGAACTGGCTGCCGCCGTGCTCCTCGACGACCGCCAACTCCTCGAGCGTGAGCATCTTGTAGTGGATGACGAGAGGGCCGGTCTCGTCCCCCCATTCGGGCACTTTGATTCGCCGACCCTGCTTGGCATTGGCGTGCTGCTTGGCCCGGTCCAGCACAGTCACGAGTTGGCCCCCCTCGTCAGCGCGCCACTGCCCTGCACCTGCGCCGAGAACGGGATGATCTGCCCGTTGGCCACTTCGCCGTGCTGCACTTGCGTGACGATGCCGGTGCCGTCGAGCTTCTTCGCGCCGGTGCCGGTCCCAGTCGGATTGAAACTCAATGTCAGGCTCGCCCCAATGACGATCAGGTCTTGGCCATTGGTGTCGCCAAGATACCAATGGCCGTTGATCGTCGCCGTCCAGGTCGGCAGGCCGTCCGCCATATAGGTGCGGGCGGTGTCACCGAGGGCCGTGTCCTCGGCGGTGCCGCCGGTCTCGGTGATGGTGAAGCCGGTCAGCTCGGCGATCGCATTGCTGCTGATCTTCACGACGCCGGAATTGCCCTTGTAGGTCGTCATCGGGGTCTCCTTGGAAGTTGGTCAAACGATGGTGGTGGGGTCGGTGGTCTGGGTGCGGTAGACGACCGGGAACATCATGCGGATCACCCCGGTGCGGCGGGCGACATTCTGGTCGGGCTCCGGCAGGTCGATTGAGGTGATCGGCGCGCCGATGTTCTGCAGCAGCCCCGCGAGCATCGGCGTCGACCCGTAGATCGCCGTCTCGACCTCGGCCGCGACCTGGTCGAGGTCGTCCTCGATATCGTCGCCGCCCTGCAGCCAGCCCTCGACGATCAGCCGCCCGGTGCGCGACAGCTTGCCGATGGCATCGAAGTCGCCGCTTTCCTCGCGCAGCATGATCTTGAGCCCCGGCATCTCGGCCGCGGTGAGTGGCGCCACCCGCGAGGTGAAGACGTTTGCCCCGGTTGTGGCGAGCCCGGTCAGGTCAGTCACCGCGGCGTCGCGCACCTGCTTGCGTGCATGGTCAGCCATCTGTCTTCACCTCCCCCTTGACGGGGGAGGTCGGGAGGGGGTGAGCCCCTGTCACCAGTACTCTCCGCCCCATCAGACTTCCTCGAGGGTGACGATCGCCATGCCGGTGCCATCCGGCTGGATGGATTTCACGGTGTGGGCCGCGCCGCGGAAGGTCACCGCGTCGCCGACAGCGCCGCCGACCGGGATATCGCTCTCCCGGCACTGGATGGTGGCGCGGCTGTTCTGCACGCCAAAACCGCTCTCGGCCTCGAGCATCGCAGTGCCCGCATGGCCGATGATCGTGATCTCGGCCACGCCCCAAAGGAAGGGCGATGGCTCGTCGTCATTCCAGTCCGTCAGGAACGACAGCCGGTCGGCGTCGGACTCCACCGCCACTTCAAGCGCCCTCGCCCGCCGCGCCCTTTGCGTCTGGCTTCACCCAGCCGTTGCGCACCCAGGCATCGGCCAGCGTCTGGTCGATCTCTTTGGCCGCCTTCGGCTCGGCAACGATCGAGAACTTGGTTCCCGCTTCGTGCGCAACTTCGCGCACCCAGACGAGGGTGTTGCAGGTGATCGATTTCATGGTTCGTCCTCTGGGGCGCCACGCGCCGTTAAGCCTGTGCAGCGGCGGACTCTTTTCCGCCGCATTGGTCAGCCCCATAAAGGCAGGCGCGCCCCGGGTCTTGCACCCCCGCGACGCGCCCTAACCAAAACCCGAACATTGGAGTGTTCAGGATGGCTGACGCTGTCATTTCACTATTTGCCGCAGGTCGCAACACCGGCCGCACCTTCCGCACCGCCGCGCTGAGTTACCTCGAGCACGGCGGCGAGGGTCGTTACCTGCCCCGCATCATCGCCTGGCTGGGCGACAGGCCCCTGGCCGAGATCGCGCCCTTCGACATCCGCCAGATGGCGACGGAACTGTTCCCCGAGGCCAGCAACGCTACCCGCAACCGGCAGGCCATCACCCCGGCCCGCGCCGTGCTGGGCCACGCCTATGAGCGCGGCTGGTGCCCGCTGATGCGGATCCGCAACTTCAAGACCGATAAGCCCAGGCGCCGGACGCCGGCCTCACCGGTCTGGATGTTCGCCTTCCTGCGCCAGTGCGAGATCGACGAGCTTTATGGTCTCGCGGCCCTGGTCCTGTTCATGCACCAGACCGGCGCCCGCGTCAGCGAGGCCTGCGCCCTCCGCTGGCCAGAGGTCGACCTCACCAACCGCCGCGTCACCCTGCTCAAAACCAAGACCAGCCGGTTTTCCGTCCGCCACCTGACCGACGAGCTGGTCACCCGCATCGCCCGCCTCGAGCGCACCGGCAAGCCGGTGTTCGGTTATCTGTCCCGCCACTCGATCAACGAACGCATCGCGGCCGTCTGCAGCCGCGCCGACATTACCTACAAGTCCTCGCACCTGGTCGGGCGGCACAGCTTTGCGACCAACGCGATCGCCTCCGGCATGGACATCAAGACCGCCATGGATGCCGGCGACTGGCGCAGCGTCTCGATCTTCGTCGAAACCTACGTGCACACCGTCGACGCCAGCCGCACCGTCGCCGACCAGTTCAACGCCATGCGCTACGACGCCCGGCTCTAGTTCGGCTCTCGCGTCAAGACGTTCTCGACCAGATGGTCGGAGTCGTACGGCAGCATCGGGCTGCCATCGCTCCATTCGAGCAAGCCTCGCCGCTCGATTTCGGCGAGGCACCTATCGGTCAGGTACTGGCCAATGGTGATCAGCCGCATCAGCTCGTCATCGGCCAGGTCCTCGATCTCGCCTTCGGCGACCTCCGCAGCCGCCGCCTCGAGCTCTTCCCTGGTCAACGGCAGATCTCGCTTTCGGAGCGTGACACGTCAGCCTCGCTGACGCTCATTTGATTTACGAGCGCTTTGGCTCGTTTAGGAAGCCTGCCCGCTGAACCGGCGCTTGAGCCGGTAGAGGAAGTTGTCCACCACTTGGTGAAGCTTCGCATCCTTGTTGATGTACCAGCGGCGAGGTGTGCCCGGACGGAAGCAGAACTCGTAGCGCAGCGGGTTAAGTACTTCCCGCATGGGCGTCGCGACGTGATAGTCCGACTCTTCGTGCCGGCAGATGATCAGCCAGCGGCGGTTGA